GTCTGGGAGAGAGTTTCGTCAGCGCCGCAATTTGTTGGACTTTGTTTCGTAATTTATCCACTTCGTCATCACAGATTGCAAGGTCTTCACGAAGTTGAATAACTTCTTGATTTGAAGGGGACTCACTAACGTATATAGACTTCGGGATTACCGCAGGAGCAGCCACAGGAGCAACCGACTTACGTGTCTTCTTCGACTTGACCTTTCGAGTCTTTTTAGCAGCCACAGGGATCACAGGAACGACAGGTGCCACAGGAACGACAGGTGCCACAGGAGGGATTACAGGTACCATAGGGGTCTTGACTTTACGAGTCTTTTTGGTTTTTGACTTTACCTTACGTGTCTTTTTAGCAACCACAGGGACCATAGGTGCGGCTGCAGGAATCACAGGAGCAACTACAGGTGCAGCAGGGGCAACAGGGGCAGCAGGGGCAACAGTCGAACTTGGTTCACTTATTGCAAGTGAGTTTGGTTTCGGAGGGGCAGCACGCAAAGGAGCATCAGGAGGGACAGGACCACCATAAGCAATCGGAATGATCTTACGTAGAGTTTGTGAGAACTTTGCTTCATCGGTTGTTTTTATCATTTCAACAAACTGGTCTAAGAATCGCAGAACATATTCTTGAATGATAATATTCTCTTGGTAGGCTACACCAATCAACGCCAAGGTATCCCATGACTTACGTAGAACATATCGCAGTTTCCTCTTCCCTTCCACAGTGTTTTGTTTAAGCAATCCTTTGTAATTACCTTTATTCATGATAAGTGGGTAAATCAACTCATACTCACCACGCTTTTTGACATCTCTTTTCTTAACAAACTCAATCAACATGTCTATCGTTCCAGGTCCTTGACTATCCACTGAACGTCCCCAATCGTGGGCGACCAGACGACCGTTCATAAACGCAATGTTTGCGGCATGTAAATCCGTATGGATAAGTCCATACTCATTGATGTAACTCATTGCAACTGCAAGGTTCATCATGTATGATGGAAATTTGGTCTTGAAGTCTGGAGTGCCAATATAACGATACAAGTCTTTTTCCTGTTTAGGTGTGATGAGATTGACCAGTGGTCCAGTCGAAAGACCTCTAACTTTACACGATTGTTGTTCGTCTTCAGGCTTGAATTTAGGGGTACACGAGTCAGACGCAAGGTTAACAAAGTCTCGAATCCGTGGGAATACAGGTTCGATGTCTTTCAACACTTTCTGAACCAGGACTTGCTTTTCACGTTCACCTGAAGTAAGCGAGACGATGCGTGAGACTTTATTTTGGACATCCATTCCTGGATTCGGAGGGTCACAACTCACAGGAGGGTCATACACACAGGTATCTACACCATTCGCAAGAAACTTACCACCATACATTGTATTTACGAAACACATTGTTGCGCGGACGTTGAAGTAGAATTTATCCTCCGAGAATATAAACATACATGGGTGGTGGTCTTCTTCAACTCGTTGCCTATGGTGCACAAGATGCGTATATCACTGGAAATCCTCACATCACCTTCTGGAAGGTGTTGTTCAAGCGTCATACCAACTTTGCCGTGGAGGCATTCCGCGTCAACTTTACAGGTATGCCTACCTACGGACAGCGCGTCGTAGCGATTGTCAACCGTAATGCAGACCTTATCTGGAAGACCTATGTTGAGGTCACATTACCTGCAACCGATGCATCTGCCGCTGTGAAGTGGACTGGAGGCGCTCAACGCCGTCTCGGATACCTCTTGCTCAAGCAAATTGAGGTAGAAATTGGTGGACAAATCATCGACCGTCACTATGGTGAGTGGCTCTACTTATGGGAAACATTGACTGCAGACTTTGACACATCCATCAAGTTGGATAGCATGGTAGGAGGTCAATACAACAGTCTAGATACTTCAGCCGTATCATGCCAAGGCCGCCCTGATGTATTATATGTGCCACTCCAGTTCTGGTTCAACCGTAACCCAGGTCTTGCACTTCCATTGATCGCACTTCAATACCACGAGGTGAGATTCAACATCACACTTGAAGACAGTATCAATCTCGTAGAAGGTGCTGCTGCAACCGGTGCTTCATTAGCCGCTGCCGCTGCAGCTCTCCCTGCACTCAAAGACATGGCCCTCTACATTGACTATGTGTATTTGGATGTTGAGGAACGCAGACGATTCGCCCAGGCAAGTCACGAGTATTTGATTGAGCAACTTCAATACTCCGGTCAGCAAACCATTACAACTGGGTCTGGACGTATCGATTTGACCTTGAATCACCCAGTCAAGGAACTCATCTGGGTCTTCCAAGATGCACGTTACACAGACTGCTCTCTTCCAACCGGATTAAAATTTACAACTCCGTTTTATTATAACGATATCGTCAACCGTGGTCGTATACAACTCAACGGCCAAGACCGATTTGACGAGCGATATGGCGACTACTTCTGGAAGGTTCAGCCATACCAACACCACACGGGCGGTGGATTTAACCGATTCATCGGCGAGACTGCAGTGATTCCAAAGACAGCTAACCCAATCAACATGTATTCCTTCGCCATCAGTCCCGAGGAGCACCAGCCATCTGGCACTTGCAACTTCTCTCGCATTGATACCGCCACCTTGGTCTATGATAGTGTGATTGGCTCTACAGGTTCATACCCTAGCAAAGCATACCCTTACAACTTCCGCATGTATGCAGTCAACTACAACATCTTCCGTATTATGAGCGGTATGGGCGGTCTGGCTTACAGCAATTAAATATTCTAATAGTATATGCCATATTGGGGTTACCATCTAATTTTGAACGGACGCAACTGTATTCCTGCATCAATTCGCTCTGCGAAACACATTGGTATATTCACATCCACACTCGTCAACAAAATCGACATGGTAGCCTACGGAAAGCCTGAAATCGTGATGTTCGGAACTGGCAACAAGAAGGGATTTACCTTGGTTCAGTTGATTGAGACGTCTAACATTTGCGCTCATTTTGTAGAGGAGAGCGACGATATGTATCTGGATGTCTTTTCATGCAAACCGTTCGATGAAAAGGTCGTGAAAAAGGTAGTCGATGACTTCTTCTCACCCGCCACAATGGATACCAAACTCATTCTTCGTGATGCTTCTACTCGTATGCAATAAATCACACCCTTACATAAATGGGCATCCCACGCGTGTATTGGTATGTGCTTTTGATTGTAATGCTTGAAACCTTGGCTATGAGCTGTTTCAAGCGAAGCATTGACAACTCAGCCTTCTTTGCGGTCGGTGTGTTGTTTTATGCAGCTGTCGGATACTTACTCCGATTGACTATGAATACCTCTGGAATGGCGATGACCAATGCACTTTGGTCTGGAATGTCTGTGATGGCTACAACCACTGTGGGTATTTTGTTGTTCAAAGAAAGTATTCACTTCCATGACTTGTTTGCGATTGCACTCATTGTGAGTGGCGTGATGATTTTGAAGGTAACTGACTAATGTCTATCGCAGTATTCGGAGAACACTTTCCGATTCCCAAGGTTTGCTGCATCATGACCGGAGCAGGACCTGAAGTGCATTGAACATGTTCGTATCCTAACGAATGACCCATTTCATGGCTGACCATGTATTGACGATAACGTTCCAACGGCAACTTAGAAGGTGCTGCACCGTGCATCCATCGATTTGCATTCAGCCAAATCTCATTTCCACCTAAGGTCGCACAGGAAAGAGACTCTCCACATCCTTGCGTCTTCAAGGTTTTAGTACTAGATAACCGAATCGTCTTACCCTTTCCAACCACAAAGGTATGGAGTTGGGCCCAGCCTTCTGGGTCTGCTAAATAGATAGCGACTTCTTCTGCGAACTGACGCGGGTTGTAGTCGACATCCGAATCGACTGAAGTCGTATAGCGAATCAGTCCCATTATGTAAAAAACAGGAAACTCTTTACATGAAGTAGTTGGGATCCAGCTGAATAGCAAGATTCTCAAGAATTAACTGCGCGAACAAGGGAGAGATCTGACTTTGGTGGACGATTCGAACACGAACTTTATCGTTCTCGAGAGCGACCCTAAAGGCAACTTGTTTCTGTGGGTTGTTACATGCAGTTACTGCAACGGTGTGTGCATTACCATCCTCGATGATTTCTGCTTTATAATGACCTCCGAGGTCCATGTCCTGAATCATATCGTCTACTGCGTTGTGGATATTATGCATTGTGAATACATGGAAAAATGACAGCACCGTCATTTTCCGTTTTGAAGAGTTACCAGCATTCTCGATCGAAGAGAACACGGCATTCGATATTGCAGAAGTTGGCATCACAGGATGCTGAGCAGTATAAGCACTGGATTCGCGGAATCCTTCTTCGGACTTGGCGTCCACGCACGAGTGCTTGAATCTTGATTGCTGCAGTGTTTCTGCGAGCCTTGTAAGCAAGCACATAGTTCCAGATGGAGACACTCATTCCAATCTCTGCGCACTTCTTTGCAATCGGCTTGAACGCCTTTCGCCAGACGGCCTGGGCTTCGGCAAGTTCCTTGGCTTCTCGTTCTGCCTTCTCCGCCCAGAAGGCTTTAACCTTTTCGCTGTTACGAAGCTTTGTATCCAATGTAATCCACTCTCCGATGCAGTCGCCGTATTTCCATGGCTCAGCCACCATGTCGCAGTAGAGCTCATACTCGACATCCACCACCTTGTGAGGAACTTCAACCTGTGTAGGTGTGTAGTTCATCGCAATGTCTCCCCATGAGCGAGAGTCTGTATCCCAGTTAATGACGGCGGGATGCCCTAAGCTTGTGATTTTCTCCACAAACAGATTGTCTCCCCTGGATGCCCCTCGAGGCATCACAGAGTTCACCTTTTTACGTGTGTCGACTCCAACACGGGCCTTTGCGGGTGCCATCCGATATATGGTCTTATTAGCCATGGAGATAGCTTTGGCTGACTCAAATGAATCCGTTTTTAAAAGTTGGTCCATAGGATTCCTCTTGGGTCAAAAAAGTTCGGGATTTTTTCGGCCATTTTGGGTCTCCCTTCAGTTTCCTTTTGCCAAGTTTTAAAAACGGATTTGTGTCGTTCAGACATACTAGTCTCCCCCTCCCCCACACAGAATGTCTCTCAAACAACTCATCATCTCAGCAATCATCAAAGTCTCCGAAGAGAACCCTCTTCTCAACCACCCAGACGCCAAGACCGCAAACGAGTCTCGCGACCAGTTCATCCAACTCTTGATGAACGAACTCTTCCCTGAAGCCGAAGTCGAATCCACTCACATTACCGTTCCAGTCGTGCCTACTGAAGCACATACACCTACCAAGAAGCGTGGTCCAATGACTGAGGAAGCCAAAGCCGCAATGAAGGCTAAGAAGGCAGCCAACGCAGCTGCAAAGGCTGAACCAGTTCCTGAACCAGTAGTCGTAGAAGCTCCAGCTGCAGAAACACCTACCAAGAAGCGTGGTCCAATGACTGAGGAAGCCAAAGCCGCAATGAAGGCTAAGAAAGCAGCCAACGCAGCTGCAAAGGCTGAACCAGTTCCTGAACCAGTAGTCGTAGAAGCTCCAGCTGCAGAAACACCTACCAAGAAGCGTGGTCCAATGACTGAGGAAGCCAAAGCCGCAATGAAGGCTAAGAAGGCAGCCAACGCAGCTGCAAAGGCTGAACCAGTCGAAGCTCCTGCGGCTCCTGCCAAGGAGAAGAAGCCTAGAGCCAAGAAGGCTGTTCCAGAGAACACAAACCTCGCCAAGATTGACCCTACCTGGCGCAAGCACCTCAAAGCCGCAGACAAGGAGCACGCAAAGGAACTCGAACCTGAGCTCCTCAAGTATGTCAACAGCCTCTCTAACGAGGACTTCCACGCCAAGACCACCGAAGCTCATGTCACCGACTTTGTAGCCTCACGCTCAGACGGTAAGGAAGAAGCCGAGCTCACTGAAGTCACCTTTGAAGGCAAGGAATACCTAGTCAACCCCGAGACTAATCGAGTCTACGAGGGTGAAGGAGTGTATGACCCAGCCACACGAGAATGGACAAACTACAAGCCAGTCGGAACTCTAGGCATGGCAGCTTTTACGGAGATGAAGCTTTAAAAAATCTCCCACTTTTTGACTTAGAGTACTACGGGATATAGCTTGTAATTTCTATTATTCGCAACTGAAATAGGAGAACCGCTAATAGATACATACAACCATTCCGTTGTATTATTAGTAACATCAATATAAGTAGAAGTATCATAAACAGTAAACCTACATGCAGGTGCTACGTAATACTCATAAATGTTGATGAATAGTTTCAAGCCCGATAGAGAATAGGGTAATGCACTGAATATAGAACCTGATGAATTTCCTACAATAATTGCATATGTACCCATTAAGGCTAAGGAGGTTGTTCCTAGAGGCGTCCTATAACGATACTCGTTTGCAGTAATCGTATTAGTATAGGGTATTGCGGTTGATTTAATGAAAGAGACTGCTGTAGTACCGAACTTTATTGAGACAGACCCACTCATATAGAGTTTCAAAATTAAATTAGTTCTGAAAGTAGTAGTTGGAACCTGTATATTATATGTGTAAAGCGTATAGTTAGATGCAGTAACCATTATCAATGGACCGGTCGATATCAAAGTTGAATCATCAAAAATATTGGTACGAATATATCCGGCACCATTCAGCCAGAGTCCTATAGTCCATGCTCCATCTAACGCAGTTAGAAATGGAAACTTTAATGGAACTATGAAGTTCAAAACGTTATATATAGTTATTTCGTTTGCTCCAAATACAAAAGTTTCAGGTAGAACTGAAAATTCATTGGAAAGAGCTGCTACAATTGGATTTGCATTTGCCACATAGGTTGTTTCGTATCTTAATGAAATCTTACGGATAATATGGTCACCTATCTGTGAAGCATATATGTTTCCAATTGAATCTCCAGCCAATCCGTTTAAACTATTGAAGGATGAAGTGAGAGCAGTGCTGCCATTCACGGTTGATGTATTCCCATTTCCAGCCAAGAAACTCACAACAGCCGAAGGTGTGACCTTTAGAATGTAACCTAATGAAGATATATACAAATTATCCAACCCATCAATTGCAAGTTGTCCTATTGACTGAAATCGTGCACTAGTTCCAGTATCCATCGTATTTCCAGTAGTGCCATTAGCTCCAACAAATGTACTCACAACACCTGTTGCAATTACTATTTTACGTACCATAGTAGTGTAACTACCACCGTCAAGAACGAAAAGAAATTTCGATGTTGAATCGATAACAATCGACCTAGGATATTTAAACCTCACGTCGGTTCCTGTTCCATCAGTATATCCCATCGCAGTTGGAAAAGTATTTGGTCCAACAAGTGTGCTAACAACTCCATTTTGAATTTTGCGAATACGACCCATATTCGTTTCTGCTACATATACGGTTCCAGATTTCAAGTCAACAGTAACTCCTTTAGGAGAATTGAATCCCGCAGACGCATTTGCACCATCGTCAACACCATATGTTCCGTAAACTCCAGCAAACACAGTCATAACTCCTGCAGGTGTGATTTTACGAATACAGTGTTTATCAGTGTCAGCCACAAACACATTATTATCAATATCTACTGCTATATCATAAATCGAGTTACCGAAACCAGTTGTTGCACTTGAATCTGTAACAAGTGTTGATACCTCGCCTACGGTTGTGATTTTACGAATCGCTTTATTGTTAGCATCGGATACATACACTACTCCAGTCGTACTCACTGCGATACCGCGAGGAACCCAAAAGGTTGCACTTGTTGGATTTGTAGAATCTACCTTGGCGGTTCCAGCTTCAACAGGATAACCGGCATAAGTCGATACAGTATAGACAGGCGTACCAGTTGAATATATTAATTGGAACGCACTTCCACTTCCAGGACTCACACCTGTGGCTCCTGTTGGACCTGTATTTCCCATGTTTCCAGTATTACCTGTTGGACCAGTTCCTAAGGGTCCAGTATTACCAGTGGGTCCTGTGTTACCAGTATTACCCGTTGGACCTGTATTACCTGTCCATCCTGTAGGACCTGTATTTCCTGTAGGACCCGTATTTCCAGTAGGTCCAGTATTGCCTGTCCATCCTGTCGGTCCAGTGTTACCTGTGGGTCCTGTGTTACCAGTATTACCCGTTGGACCTGTATTACCTGTTGGACCTGTATTACCTGTTGGACCTGTTGGACCAACTGTAACAATGGTTGTGTTCAAATACGATAAAGTCGCACCATTGAACCGAATCGTCAATGGACTGAACGATTGAGTCGTTGCATACAACTTGAGGGTTAAGTTAGTTGTATAGATACGCCCTGGAACCAATAGAGTTGTCGTAGAAACTCCAGAAGGAGAAGTTCGAACGGAAGTCGATCCAATTGCAATCGAATTCGTACCATCCAGTGCTTCAAAGTAGAAACTTGCAGGACTTGCAGGCACTGTAACACTTGTATACAACCCGAGTGTCCATAAGCCAGTCACAGAAGTGGTAATGGGTAAAGAAGCCGCTGGAATGGAAAAGGTTGCAACATGTGTTTTTGTCTTGAGTTCGGGAACTACAATGTAACTTGAAGATGTAACAATTGAATTGAGTGGGGTGATAAGTGTGCCCGTGAATGGAGTAGTGACAAAGGTATTTGGGTCTGAAGGAGTTACGACAATCTTACGAATACGATGGTTATCTGTGTCCGATACATAAAATACGCCTGTAGCCCCTGCAGTAATACTATATGGATTATTGAATTGTGCTTCACTTGGAGAACCGTTTGTGGTTCCCGAATTACTCAATCCAACAAAGGTAGTCACGACACCCGTAGAACTCACTGCACGGATACGATGATTTCCCGAGTCTGCAACATACACTGTGCCTGAACTATCCACTGCAACTCCTTTGGGAGCATTGAATTGTGCACTACTTCCTGTATCGTTTGTGAATCCACTTGTGCTTCCTGCTAAAGTAGATACTCCACCCTGTGCGGTCACTTTACGAATACGATGATTCTGCTCGTCGGCTACATAAAGATTACCAAGACTATCGAGGGCAAGACCAATAGGACTATTAAATTTTGCATTAGATCCTGCAGCGTCTGTAGTTCCTGAAGTTGATTGTCCTGCTAAAGTAGACACCTGACCTGCAGGTGTAATCATACGAATACGGTGGTTACCGCTATCTGCCACAAAGACATTTCCTAAAGAATCGACTACGATTCCAAATGGATTTCTGAACTGTGCATTCGTTCCAATACCATCTGCGAATCCTGAATTTCCTGACCCTGCAAAAGTTGTGACTACACCTGATGATGAAATCTTACGAATAGAGTGATTCGTACTATCTGACACATACAGTGTTCCATTACCGTCAATTGCAATTCCTGAAGGACCATTGAATCGGGCATTCGTTCCAGTGCCATCTGCAAATCCAGTAGTTACAATTACGCCATCTGCTGTTGTCTGTGCATCTCCAGCCACTAAAGTCACTACACCTGCAGGTGTGATTTTACGAATCAGATGGTTCCCACTGTCTGCAACATACACATTCCCTAAACTATCGACGGCAGACGCTTGAGGAAATCCGAATTGTGCAGCGGTTCCTGGTTGAATACTATACCCTTGAGAACTTCCAGCCAAGGTAGAGACTACAGTCGAATAGGTAATAGGACCTGCAGAAGTATAGTTCAATTGAAAGGTCATTCCACCTGAAAGACCTGGAATACCTGTAGGACCTGTAGCACCTGTATTGGCTGCTATTCCAGGTGCTCCTGTTGGACCTGTAGTTCCAAATTTACCTGTTGGACCTATATTGAAATACGACAATGCGGACCAACGACTTCGACCATCGCCGACTTTCATACGCTTAAATCCTGTTGTTTCATATCCAATCTCACCCTCTGCTAGAATAGGATTAATTGCTGTCCAATTATCGGCTGTATCACGCCGAAGTTGGATTCGCCTGGATACCGATGACATTTATTAGTAACCTGATACATTTGATTAAGCACTTCCACCGTCAAATATCTCACCCTCGTTTGCATCCACAAACTCAACAACCTTCATTGAAAGACGACCTGCGTCAATCTCGATGATTTGGGATGATGGATCTATACCTGTTGTAATACACTTGGCGCAATCGGTTGTGAAGGTTTGAGTGATGACCGTTGGAGGAACCGGTGACATGAATTCTCCCAAGCGCACTTCTTGGTTCGGAAGCATGCGTTGATCGCGGCCACTTTGAGCTGCCAAGACTTCAGTATACTGTTTCAGTAGTGAAGTGTATGCGGCTGCACCGTCTTGTTTGCGGATCACTCGAGGGAGAATGGTTGTAAAGCTCAAGTTTTCAATGGTAATCCCGCTACTATCCTGTACATAAATCAGGGTTGATGCAGGTCCTAGATCCACAGAGTTACCTGATAATATATTCGTTAACGGATTAAAGGTGAGACCTGGAGGAAGGTCTGAGTTCGTGACGAAAAAATACACATTTCCAACTCCACCCGAGGTTCCAAATTGAATCGACACAGGGATATACTGATACAATAAGAAGGACTTGGAACTTGGTGAACTAACAATAGGTCCATTTCCAATATCTCCTGTAATAAAGGTCAATGAAATATCCAAGTCTGTAGTGGATCCAGTCGTACGAAGATACTGAGGGCGTGTATACGAGACAATCCGCAATCCTGTATCGGTTGGAAAGGTCCCACTTAAATCCTCAGTCGTCCACGTTGACGCAGCTGCAGATATACTAGGATTGCTGTAGAGTTTCAATGTCTTATTTCCCGATAAGTCTTCCGTTCGAACAAAGACGTTCCAATTTGAACCGTCGTAGTTCATAGACCCTAACGGTAAGGGGGCAATGATAGGAGTTGACATGTTGCTGAACGGGTCGCTGGTAAACAAAGTCACATTGCTCCAGTTGCTTCCGTCTGTTGAGTATTTCAATTTGAGGTCATACGAACTAGACGATACACCGTCCAATCCTGAAGCTAACCAAGTATTATTTGCATAAATGACTTCATATCCAATCATCGTAAAGTCATTGGCTCCATTGAACCAAGTTTGTCCTTTATCGGTTGAATACTTGATAGTGTCCGTTGAAAATCCGTAAGATAAGGATGAACTCTCTGAATCTAGACTATTGTAGCCACTTGAGCCTGTTGCCACCCAAATGGATGAATTGTCAAAATTGTAATAGGCAGTTTCATTCACGAATCCACCTACGACATCGTTGACCCAAGTAGACCCATCGTCTAATGATCGAAGCATGACTGGACTGCCTGCACCGTCTGCCAATCCTCCTGCCATTAAGACCCCATCACCATACGCAAGTGCTACACCGCCTCGGAGATAAGCATTTCCAATATTTGAGTTACTATCGCGTGCAAGCATGTAATTGCTGTCAGTATCTTGAATGAAACTCAAAAAATCCCACGATGTCGCATTGTCTTCCGAATGAATCACCGTTGCGCGTGGCACTGCAAAATCGTCTAGCTTGATTCCAGAACACCACCAAGTTGGAAACTCAGGCTTCACTGCGAGTTTAGAACAGCAGAGTTGGTCAATATCTAATGGAAGAAAGTCACCTCCCGTTGCAGACCGCCAAATAACATTGGATGCGGTTGCAACTATAAAATTACCATTCACATTGCTGTTTTTGATGAGAATGTCAAATCCTTGTTCACCAGAAAACTTTACACTGGTAGACCATGAGACATCATCGTAGATATAGAACTTGTCCAACGCCCAAGCAAAACTAAAGCGCTTCACAAGTGGATTGACTGTAAACGTCGCTGGTAGTGTATCGGTCACATTTCCTGCTTGGGCTGTAAAAGTAAGACTTCCAGTAGAAGGGAGAATTGGATTTGGAGGAATACTGTCGGTCCAATTTCCAGAGATTAGACCGGTTGTTGGATTGACTACAAGTCCGTAATTAGGTGATGCGACTGTATAGTTACTAACATTCGTTCCACTATACGAAGTGCCTGTGATTTGAATCGACACTGGGTCTCCTGCAACAAATCTATACACTGGTTGTGGGACTGTCATCAAGATACTATCCGGAATCAAGTTAAAACTGAAATCTCGTGTTCCAGACGCATATCCAGTTGTTGGTTCTACTGTCATGTTTCCAGCAATCGGTGTTGTGCTTAACGGAGTTCCTGAAACCACACCTGCAGGATTAATGGTAATTCCCGTTGGACCGCCTGAAGTTGAAAAGTTAATGATATTGCGCCCACTCAAGGTTGTCACTGGAATCTGAAAGGGTGTGATTGGAATGTTCTGAATAAAATTGAAGTTACTCGATGCAATATTTCCAATGGTAAAGACATCGTTCAAGATTGAAAACTTAATCGTCCGACTTGCCGTCGCAGGTGAACCTGTGACCGTCGCGTTCACCGAAAGACTTGTGAGTGAAAATACAGTTGTTGGAATTCCAACGATGGTTCCATTAGACAACGAGAGTCCAGTGCCTGCTAAACCTGGAGCGGATAAGACTACTGGAAGTTTGGAAGCTGCCTGTGCCGCAAAGGTAATCGGATAGGGATAATATCCATCTTTGACCTGATCAATCGGTCTAGACAAGATAAAGCTGTAACAGGTGTCGATTGCCGGTGTAGGACTGAAAAAAGAAACTGTATCGGTTGTCACTGTAATCGGTGTCACAATGTCGCGTGTCACTCCATTCGTATTCGTTGCACGAATTGTGTAATTGGCTGAACTTGCAGTTGTGGGTGTACCTGTGAGAGTTGCTCGAGACAAGGAAGCATCAAAGATAAGTGATAAATCAGCTCGCAAATCCGGTGAAAAGATACTTGAAATACATACATCCGTTGAGAAATTTGTAGTCGCACGAAAGAAGTTTTGTCCAGCGACCAATGGAACGCCGCTATACAAAATAGGGATTGTTGATTGGTCAAACAAGACGGTTTCTGCAAATTTAAAGGTCAATGCTTGTGTGGTTTGAAGTAGAGGAGTTGGAACTGTTCGGGAGGCCGTAATGGGGTAGACTAATCCATTAGAACCTGCTCCCGCATTACTGAATGCATACGCAGCTGCTAACGTGGGTGTGCCTGTAATGACCATTGTAAAGGAAGGGTCTAACGGTGTAAAAGGAGAAGTCTGTACATTGCCCAATGAATCTTGTGCTGTAATGCCGTCCGGAAGCGTTGGAAATGTATATCGAACAAGAGTCGAACCCGATGGAGGAATTGCAGTAAAGGTGCGAGCTGTAATTGGACTTCCAATGGTCATTCCTGCAATGTTCGTACTTCCATCTAAAACCAACCGAAGCCGTTCATTGCTAATGACCATGTTGAATTTTGTAGTCACAATCTTACTTCCTCCATTTTGAACTCCAATGATTTGATAGTTGCTATTTGGAACTGTCACCAATGGAGTGCCTGCAATACTATAGATGTTGGATGCATTACTCACAAAGGATAGTCCAGGAGGTAATGTTGGAATCGAAGTGGGTTGTTTCAAGGTAAAAGAAGGAGCTACCAATCGAATAGGATCAATAGGCTCATTCTTATAAAAAGTATACGCATTGTTGCTTAACGATACACCTGAACCGTCCAAAAATCGCCCAGCTCCAATCGTTACGGTATTACTCGAAGTCAAAATAGACGAACCACTCACAGTTTGAAGAATAAAGTTTTCAGTTGTTCCTGCGGTTAGATTGGTAGACAAGTCTGTAATCGCAAATGTGTAACTTAGATTACCGTTCTTAGTGAAATACAATGCCGAAGGACTCACTCCAAACCCAGACGAGTTGGACACGGTTTGTAACGTAAACAAACTTGAATTTGGATTGGAAATCGTGTACGAAAACCCTTCGTATGCGAACACGCCAATCGCGTTGTTCGAGAACGGTAGTACCGTAGTCATTACTTACTCTTGGGAAGTAAAGCTTTAACTGTCTTCCGCTTCGGTTTCGGAACTACCGCAGCCTCAGGTGGAACGACTTTAAGGTCTTCAAACTTCTTCTGTGCGTCTTCAATGGGTAAATCACGGTAAACCATATCGAGTTTCAATCTCAAAAGGTTGGAGTTGCCGTCCATATTCTTCACTGCGAACATTTCGCACCGCAGAATACCATACTTGCGGCTCAAAGGGAATTCGCTTCTCTTCTTGGACTTCGGCTTGATGTGTATGGTATTGGACATTCAAAAAGTACGCAAAGCCTGTTAAGACTAATACGAGTAAGATAATGTTAAACGTCCATGAAATTGCTTGTGCAAGTTCATCACGTCGTTGAAGAAGACTGTTCTCAATTCGTCCCATGTCGGGGATGAGATGGTTCATTGCTGTAGTGCGCGTCTAGAAACTCCAAGGTTTTCCGAACCCACGGGTCGGTCACACAGGGGCAAATACGAATGCGAGTTGGATAGACATAGACTTGACGAAGAATGGTATGTATTTCACGGCGTGACTTCCCGACGAGACAGATGTCCAACACAGTCTCCGAATACCCCAATAAGTCCATTACGCACTAGACTGTAAACTCTGTGTATACGGGTTCTTCTTGAAAGCATCCAAGATACCTGGGTTGTTGCGTTGAACATTGATGTCTTCTTGGAGGGGTTCAAAGAACTTGACTGAACCCATTTGAGCAGCGGTAGGTGCTTGTCCACCAAAGGTCATGAGTGGAGCCTCAAAGGAACGAGTGTTGTTGAGGAGTGTCTCATCACGGTGTGTCTGGACATTGTAGGATTGAGGTCCTGCAGCCAATGCCGCCGTTCCACCTGAAGGTCCTGCAGGTGTTGGTCGTCCTTCCACCGTCAATTTCATAAACTCTTGGTAGGGTTCGGTGAAGGCACGAATGTAAGACAAGTATCCACCGGCTGCAGATTGAGCAGGGGATTCGTATTCGACCGAGGTAGTCTCACGGTGTTGAACCTTCATCACTTGATTCGGGTAAATTGCAGAGGCAACCTGTTGACCGACTGCAGTATTCAAATGTGGAAGTGAACCATCCTTGTCTTGTAACACTTGGAAGCGGTCAGGTCTGTTCTTCTTGACCGGTGCTTGAAGACCCATGTCGGTAATGAAGTGTGAACCTGGAATAGGGTCCGCAGAATAGGTAAGCTTGGGCTTGTTCTCTACACGCAATTCATCGGTGGTTCTGGGCAAGGCAAACTCACGAATGGAATCTTGTTGGTATCCACCAGAAGGAAGGTTCGTGTATCCGTCGTTCACACCCGGACCGACTTGAACCGGTTCAATTGGGAACACATTCTTGGTCGCAAGTGAAGTGACCATACGAGATTGCTCGAAGTCTGTCTCAACCTGTTTACCCCATGGTAAACCAGTTCCAGATTCAGGTTTGAAGAATGCTTCTGCTTCTTCTTTATGGAAAAAGGTGTTCTTGCCTGTACCTGTGTAGGTATCGAGAATTCCATCGGTTGCACCACTGTAGGTGGATTGAGTCACATTGGCTCCAAAGAAAGGAACCATGTTGTTATGTCCTTCAGAAGACTGGACTACATTGACTGAATCATTCTGTGTAAAGTCGGCAGGACTAATGAAGGTTTCTTTAGGATTTCGCTTTTTAAGTTGTTCTTCTTGCATTCGTGCAATCTGCGGCGCAAGGCTATAACCCAGCGCAGCTAATCCAAGTAGAAGGGCAACTTCCATCTTTGTTGTAAGACGGGTGATTATTTAAAGAGAGCCTACGAACATTAGACAGCGGCGTGGCGCAGAGGAAGCGCGATGGGCTCATAACCCATAGGTCGGTTGATCGAAACAACTCGCCGCTATTTTGAGACTCGTTTCGTGTTCTCATTTCGTGTAGTTTGGTTTGTAACAAACGGCTCCACGGCATGAAGTTGAGGTTTGAAGAGAAGCCATTGAAAAGGATAGGTTGTTTCCTGTCCTTTGGCTATCGGAATTTCAGTCTGTGTTTTCCACTTAGGTCGCTCAAAGAGTTTGGGTTGAACAGGTTCCATCTTAAAATGTGCGGACAAAATAATGTATGAACTCCTACTAGTTCTTGTAGTGATTCTCTTTTTCGCACTACGATATCGAGAAACCTTCGTCGTTAAATATGGAAATCCATTCAACGATGAAGACCTATTATCCTTTGACCCAAGTGCAAAGGGAAAGCGTATTTTTGCGATTACACCGGATACCTGTCCTGCAAACAAGTCTGAGTTGGACGCAGGATTGTGTTATCAAGCATGTGATGACGGATACCATGGTGTTGGACCCGTCTGTTGGGCGAATACAGTGAATGTGGGTATTGGAAAGATCATGGAGTTGAAATCTTGTTATGATTCAGGGCACCGATATGATGACGGAAGTCCATGGAATGACTGGGGCTTGTTATGTCAGAAAACGCTGAAATGGGATAACTGTGCATGGAGAAGTATCTTTGGATGTGTAGGAGGGTTGACAGGTGGAGATTTACGAGCCAAGCAGTTGACTTGTGATAACTATGGAGACCGAGAGAACGTCGATGCTTTGTGTTACAGGAGATGTCCTGAAGGAATGCGTCATGTTCCAGGCATGCCGTATTTGTGTTTCAAAGGAACTCGAGGACTTTCCTATGGACGCGGTGTAGGAGATGTTCCACCAATCTTTGCTTGGGGGGCATGATTACCATCCACTGAAAGCTGCAGACGCGTTCTGCCCTCCCTTACCTTGTCTATATATCCATGGATTTGGGTCGTCTGGATTTCCAGTACTTGATGCACTCATGAGTCCTAATGAACCACCTTCAGCAAATTTGACTCTTAATCCACCTCCTTCATCACGAAGCTGTAATCCTCCAATATTAAGACTACTTACACTCAAATTAGCTGGAATCGTCGCTTGGGTTGCAGGTCCCGCAGGTCCACCAGGTCCACCAGGTCCTTGAGGTCCACCAGGTCCTTGCGCTCCATCTTTACCTTTGTCTCCGGTATGTCCTCTAGCTCCGTCTTCACCGGTAGGTCCTCGTCCACCTGGATCACCCTTATCACCAGTAGGTCCCATAGGTCCTATGACTCCAACCGCAGACCCAGCTGCTCCTGGAACACCTTGGTCTCCCTGAAATCCTCGTGGACCCCTTTCACCATCATCTCCTTTTTCACCCCTTTCACCTCTTTCACCTTGGGGCCCTTGACCTCCGATAGTTCCATTGATTCCCGCACTACCTTGTAAACCCTGAGGACCTTGGTCTCCCTTGTCACCTGTCATACCTATTTCACCTTGTCCTCCACGAATTCCATACGGACCTTCCCAAGAACGAGCATTGTTTCCTAATCCTCCAGTCAAAGGCTCTGCATAACTAGTGCCTCCTTCCAAATGTTCTCGAACTCCAAAGGGAGTGAAAAACTGCTGCTTGAATGGGTTAGTGAAGCTGCTTCCACCTACAAACTTTTCAACCTTTGTTTCTTTTGAGTATTTAGACCATTCGTTACGGGAATAAGGGTCTAATGTTAGTATCTTAATCATTCGCTTGAACCGTTCAACCATGGAATTGTATTTCGCCATATCCATGCCTGGAACTGGAGCGGGAGGAGTGAACTTACCAGCAGGTTTGAAACCAAAGCAGTTGACACCAAACTTTGTAGCTGGGTCAAAGTAACCGCCGTTCACACCTGGACGACCGCAAAAGGTTCTCTTACCTGGGTCAACTTCTTGTTGAAGACGGTCCCAAGTTTCCTTTTGTGTGGGGTAGAGCGCCATTCCACCCGCAGACCACCCGTAGCCACACCATTCAGCTCCCTTCGCATAGGACTCCATGATTTGTTCGAGTGTAGCGAGTTCAGCTCCGTAGGCACCACAAACTGCTGGAGCTTCATCGTAGGTGAATGCTTGGTCGTAGATATGAAAGACTTCACTTCCAATCACAGGACCTGAAGGAACGGATTTTGAAGAGGTGCTAGTGGGAGTAACTTGTTCCTTCTTGACCTCTTTCTTCACAGTTTCACTACCAAATAATTGGTCGATGGTTACAAAGTCGTAATACACCAAGACGGCGAGAACGAGTGCGAGTGTGGCCCAAAGAACCAAGACTGCAATAAAGGACCCTGTCACAAACAAGACGATGAGTGAAAGAGTAACAAAAAAGGCACCGACAAAGACCCCGTAAATGTCCGAGGTCAGAACCGATTCCTTTATGGTTAGTGTAGCACCTGTTGGACCTGTGCCTCCTGTCGCGGAGGATGCGTTTTGTGTTGTAGTATTTGTGTTAGACCCTGCTGGACCTGTCGCGGACGGCATTCTTACTTATTCATTGATACGATAATACATGAGCAATCGCATACGGTCATCATGAGGCATAAAGTTTGCAGTATGTGTTTGGACGTGAGTGTCATCAAATCGATACCACGGTTGACCGGGTGGAAGGTTACGTCCCCAGGTGAACCAGTGACTTCCTGTAAAGCAGACAATCGCAAAGAGTGCGAAGCGAACTTTGTTGAGGACGATGACGGGTGTATACTGTGTAGTCGTTCCCACAGACGTCTGGTGGAACATCATGACTTGAGGGAACTCTGCAAACATCATCTGCTTGTGGCATCCTTTATTCTTGCACTTTTCACACGTCCAATCGGGAATACTTTGAGGCTTGACGGTTTCTGCAATGGCGTCGGAGACAGTCTGTTTGCCTCCTACAGGGGTGATGGAGAATTCATTGAGGGTATCAGGACGAATGTCCTTGTAGTCGCAGTGATCACACTGAATGGAGTTCGCAACCTTGAAGCGTGTGAGCGTATCAAGGAAGGGTACTTTATCGCAGAGAAACTGGATGAACTCATGGGAGTCACCGATGCTTTCTCCTGCAGGCATGGAGGGACAGACCTTGACACATTCGTACAAGGCTTTTAATCCCTCATCGCCACGACTCGCCCATATTTCGGCGAGACATACTTCAACTGGGTTATCGATATCTTCTTCGGTATCATTCACTCGTTTCTGGAAGTCGGGGATGCGTAGTATAGCTTGGAGTCCTGCATTAATCCAGCAGGACCCATTTTTGTTTCGAAGACCGAAGGTTGACATTTATCTTTGGAAGGCTGAGAAATCTGTTAGGAATGGAACGGGTTCCGTTTTGAAGGAATAACTAGAGGATGCAAACTGTTGTGACACTCGGTATGGGTCTTGTATAGTATCCATATCTCCAGGTTGGCGAGAATAAGGGAAAAACTGACTATTTTCATCAGACCCTAGTCCTCCAGATGAAGGGATTGAACCCTTGTAGTCCAAATTTGGATTGGTCATTGTTCCTCCGAGTCCGAATCCGAAACCACCACGACCACCTGCAGCACCTGCAGCACCATAGTTTGAACCTCGTCCACCCAAGAGTTCAGGATATACGTTTGTCTTACTTGTATCGACCAAACCTTGTGCACCTGGGTCTCCAAATCCAGTGAACAGCGGTCCAAAGACTTTATTCAACCCTCCTAGGACTCCACCACCACCAGAACCACCACCAGAACCACCACCAGAACCACCACCTGCACCACCTGCACCAGAACCACCACCAGAACCACCACCAGAACCACCACCAGCTCCACCACCAGAACCACCACCAGATCCACCACCAGAACCACCTGCACCAGAACCACC